GCACTTACTTTTGCGGGAGCACCATACGCGGATGGCATAGTCCTTACTCTAGCAACATAATCTTTAATAGTAACAGCTCGTTGTTGTGCAGAAAAATTATAAGAAATATAATTTCTAATTTCTTCTACCGACATTTGATTTGCTCCACCAATAGCTGCTGTAATATTTGTAAGGGATAGACTAGCAACAACTGATTGATTTATTTGTTGACTTGGTCCTGCTACCACAAAATCAATTGTTCCAATCCCATTAATTGCCCCCGCTCCAAGATTAGACGATTTACCACCACCTACCCTATATTGTATAAATAAAGTACTATTTGCATTTACCATATTACCTAAAGATATATTATTCATAAATCTAGACATATTTAATTTTACTCCGTTGGATGAAAATTGATTTAGTAGGTCTTGTGATGTTTGATTACCCCCACCAAAGGTTAAAAAGAAATATCCTTGTGGTGTGTATTCTGTTATAAATCTTTGTGGAGCTGTAATATATTTACCAACCTTAAGTCCTGATTTGTCTGGTGGTGATGATGGGTCTTCTACAAATACTTCAGTTTCTGCTAAGGCTTCTACTTCATACCAGTTGTTGGAGGTTGGGTTGATAAATTCTAAATTACTAGGTATGGTTTGATATCCTAGTCCGTCTTTCTGTATTACCCCGGTAACACTTATAACATTTTGTTCAGGTAGAAATAACTCATAAAATGGTTTACTCAGTGAATCTGTTATTTCTTTTTTATATATTTTGGTAATACCATTTACAATAACTTCCCTCTTAGTCATAGTATAGTTTATTAGTATCCCGTTGGTGTCGAAATTAGGTATTTTTGTTCTATTAGGTATCCCTTCTGCACTATATGGTGATGAGAAATCACAATCGTCTATTAATTCAAATATTTGTCCACCACCTCTAAATTGTGAACCCCTTCTTAATAGTCCTAGGTATTTAAAATCTTCTTTATCACCCAATACTGGTACAATTATAGATAAGTCACACATAGTGACTGATGGTCTATTTCCTGGTATTTTTAAACCATAAGTTTTAGCTAAATTATATAAAGAACTTCTTTCTTGAGCAAATTGTAATACTGTTTCTTGGAATGTTCTATCTATTTGAAAATTTAAATTATCAGCTACAGCAGCGTTTAAATCTAAAAATACCGAGTATATGGACGCGTCATTGGCGTTTTTAATTAAGTCTGGATAATAAGTATTGGTTAGTCTTAATAATTCATTTCTAATACCTAAAAAGTCTCTTTCAGTGTATGCTATTTTTTTTTCTGCCATATTATAAAGTTATTATAACAAAGTCTCTTGTTTCAAATAAATTATCACCTGCCGAATAGTCTATACGTACTCTTATTGTGTAATCTTTTTGTTTATCACTTACAAAACTAAATGTATTATCATCTAAAGATGGGTCTTTAGATTGTAAGTTGTGTTTTTCTTCTTCTTTTACATCCTCATAAGTCTTAACCTCTACCTTACTTATTCTTAGATTAGGGATAAATTCTTTAACAGCTTCCCTTATCTCTCGGTCTATAGCAATTTTAGTGGTTTGGTCCATTTGGTCAAATATATATTTGACTAGATTTGTCCCAAAATTCGGTAAAAAATACCTAGAACCTTTAACTGTTAATATTAAATGCACTAGGTTGCTACGTGCTTCACTAGTAATAGTACTATTTAACCCAAGAAAAAAACCTTCTTGACTATCTATAAATGGAAATGTTATACCGTATCTTTGAGTGGGCATGCTTTTTTATAATAAATACTTCAAAGATTACTTTGTGGTGGTTTTTGATTTTAATAACCAACTAACTTAGTTGTTGGTTGTTTTTTATATGTTTAGGTTGGTACGGACAGTGTCTACACCCACCCCCACAACACACTCCTCTTTTTTTATGGTAGTGTTCTGTCATAACCATTTTACCATTTTCCAAATAAAAATCATTTGGTTGTATCTTTGGTTCTTTGTGGTACGACTTAGTCCCCAAATCATCACTTAGGTCATACTTCATTTAGCACTTTTACTTTTTTTTTATCAATGCTTTCTAAATCAACATCTATTTCACAGGTTCCACCAGCACAAGCTAATTCCCCTGAAAGGTTGGTATTATCGTCTAATTCCACCACTTTAGATAAATCAACGTCAGATAGGAAACCCATGAGTTCTATATATTTTTCTTCTGTAGTATCTTCAAATGGTGCTTGGATATAACTACCGCCATCATAAGGTAACACTGAAAGACCATTATAATGTTTTCTATTCTCCCACATCCATTCTCCAGCAGCATCCCATTCATGGTCTCTCAATGAAATAGTTGCTGACACATTATGTGAATTTGAACCTTTTCTATGTCCTCCTTTTACCCATTCCATTGCCACTTTCTTGACACGTTCCAGTAGTTGGAATGGAGATTCTGTTCTCATAATAGCTCCTTCTGGAGCTTTTTGTGGTATGGATATTACCGCTGTATCATGAGGTCTAAAGTATTCATCTTCAACTAATTCAGGGTGGTTCTCCACTAAATATTGGTATATTGATTCGTTTTTACCAACTCTAATTCTTCTAATGTAATAGTCATTATGCCATGCATGTATTCCAGATGATGTTCCTAATGTTAAAGATGTAGTTCCTGCTGGTTTCACCGTTGTACATCTAGCTGATTGATTTATACCTATTAATTTAGATACTCTAGTATTTTCTCTTTTTACTAAACTTGCTGACTTTGACATATCGTAGTCTAGCACTTTACCAGAACCTATGCCTGTCATTGAAACACCAATTAATGCATCTTTTTCGGTTGTTTCTTGCCAAATCTCTCTTAGATAGTGAAAATTAGTGTACCCAGCTTGTAATGTCCCTATAAATGCTGCCACTTTTACTCTTTCATTTAAGTCTTCTTGTGATTCTATATTTGACACATTAACTTCACAGAGATTACAAAATTGATTTGGTCTTAGTGCTATCTCACAACAAGGATTGGTCCCCCAATCCTTATCATTATTAAGATATATTCCTGGTTCACCTGCTCCTGATAACTCAACTCTTTTCCATAAGTCCATAAAGAACCCCTTTGTTATCTTATGTCTCATTAAACACGCTGAATTATTAGCTCTACCTCTTTGAGGGTTTAATTCCCACCAATTACCTGTTTTACAAGAAATCATTTGTTCGTCATCTGCGGAGAATAAACTAATAAGTGCGGCTCTTCTAATACCTCCAGCTAATACCGCGTCCGCGATATAGCATATAATATCATGAACTTCTAATGTTGTTAATTGTTCACCATTTTCTTTCTCGTCTAATATACCTTTAATTTTTACTAAGCATTCTTTTAGTGGTTGTGGTCCAGGTGCTTTTCCTCCTGAGGTAACAAGTCTAGCTCCTTTTGCTCTAATATCAGAAAAATCAAATTCGATACTTGACCCACCACCATTCATATATGATTTCATTAAAACTTTTATAGAGTCAGCCCAACCTTCAATTGAGTCCCCAATTAGAAATCTCTTTTTTCTTTTTTGGTATGGTTTTTGGATTACTGGTAATTTCTCTACGTGGTGCTTTTGAACTGAGTAACCAACACCAGTACCACCTAATAGTAGGAACATTGTTTCACTGAAGGAATCAACAGCTTCAATTGGTAGGTATGCACAATTATAAATTCTGTTTGGGGATATCTCTATTGGTTTCCCTCCAAACTGCATTGACCTCATCGATGGTAACACCTTTTTGTTATACACAAATTTATATTTTTCATTAATTTCATCCTCTAATTGTGGATATTTTTTAATGTGCATCTCTTTATTTCGTGTAACTAATTCATCCCACGTCTCTCTTCTATTTAACTCTGGTACATACTTAGCGTACTTCATATACACTGTAATATCCGAAAGGATTCTATTCGATACTTCCATATTTTAATTTTTATTAATTATTTTTATTTATTACTTGTTGTCTTCTCTGTAGTGCTTGAGTGACTCTTTCTCGGTTCCTTTGTGTTTTGTCTTCCTCGAAACCTAGGAATGTTTGTGTAGTGTCTGTGTCTATTTCTAATGTACCATTATCAAATTTACAATTTTCAAATATAACACCATCTCTACCTAGTCTAGACTTTACTATAGCTATGGTAGCTAGACCTAATTCTTTTTGTTGTAGGGTTTTTGCGACTGATATAATTACGTGACCAACTTGAGCTTTTTTAATTGACCCACCCATCATGTCTGTGGTTACAACCTCAGAACTTATAGAGGTTCTATTACCTTGTGTGGCGGTCCAACCTACTAGATTTAATTCACTACACATACCTTCAAATTTTCTCATAACAGAACCTTCACCCTTCCATTCATCATTAAAAGCTCTGTCTGGTAAGATACAATCAATATAATCAATTAAAATCATATCTAATTTAACACCTTCTGATGTAATTTTTCTTACTTGGTTTTTAATCTGTAGTATAGTCATTTCATCCGATGGTAATTTTTTTAGGATTAGTCTTCCTCCAGTTTTTTTCATTTCATCCGCTTTATCTAAAACAGTTTCTTTATGATTACTTAACTCATCATTAACTATGCCGGTCCAACACGTAAAATGTTTTCTTTGTATAATTTTAGGGTTA